CGCAATTTCCCAAGGTGGTCAGCGTAATCCACTAGAATATTCAGTACAGTACAACGGGAGTACTTGTACTTCTTTACTAGAGCAGTCTGGCTGGTTCCCTTGCTGTAGAGGTACAGAATCTTGGCGACCTTCTCTGGGTCGTACACAGAGAGGCTCTTGATCTTTGCAACCTCCTTTACTTCAACCACTTGTGCAATGGCATCCTGGATCTCATTGCAGAGTTCCTCCTTTGCGCTTTGGTTAATAGTGTCGGTCATACTGAGAATGTGTCTCATTAACATATAGGATGTCAATCATAAAAATATAAAGTACGCAATATAGCATATAGCAATTGACAAATTGCGAACGCCGTGTGATATAATACAACCATAGTCAGGAGGTAAACCCCAATGCGGGCGAAAACGATCTCCGAGGATAGCCACTCGTATGACATTAAACTACACGGCACTACTTTGGGAAGTTCGCCTCTTGGGAACAAGGGTCGCCCCACTGTAGTATAGGTTGTTTCCCCTGATGATGCCAAGAAGGGAAACTTAAAATATATGCCTGTAACTTATGGATAACTATTCGATAGTACCTAGTCCGACCCTTGGGTCTACGTTACAGCAGCTTTGTAATGGCGAAGCTGTGTCTATTAACATAGCAATGACAGCAATGATAGCAATGACAGCAAGCCCCCCTAGGGGCTTTGTGCGAGTTTACAGTTTACCCAGGTGGCTCCTTGGGGGAGCCTTGAGACGCAAATTTTTTTAACTGGCAGTATATATATATAATATAATATTTTTTGTTAAAGCTTGCATCCCCTCCACCCCGTTTTGCTTGCAAAAACTTTTGCTCGCCGTTATCCCGTTAGAAACCTGGCTCACTGTCATCCCGTTAGGAATCCTGGGCTCACTGTTAGTACGTTAGACTTTTGCTTACCGCTGCAACGTTAGTAATTGTCTCACCGTTAGCACGTTAGTTTGTATTCAGTATTCTGATACAAATCTGGCTCACCGTTTACCCGTTAGGTTGTATTCGAATTCCCGATACAAATCTTACTCGCCGTTTACACGTTAGGTTGTATTCAAATTCTTAATACAAATCTTACTCGCCTATAATTTGTTAGGTGTATCCGGTTTTCTGATACAGGAATTACTATTTTTTCTCACGTTAGGAATATATCAGCAGCACTGTGGTCCATACTAACGGGTGTCAGATTAGGCAATAAATAGGCTAAAAACGCGAAAAAAGGCACTTACTAACGTACTAACGGTGATTCATATTTAATTATTTTCAACTTTTTTTCTTCTGTAAATGCCTGACGATCAACGTCTTAAGGAAAATACACTTTTAAAGTTAAAAAAAAGATTCGCTATTCGGAAAAAAATAGTCACTTTGGTTGTCATCGCTGGCTTAGTCATTGGTAGGCGGGCTCTTCGGAGTTATGGGAATGATTCGTTTTTCGGGATTTTTTAAGTGATTAAAATTCAAGTATCGGCTTATGGCGTTTTTCATCTTTTGAATTCATCGCGTCACCTTGCGAATTCTCAATATTCACATTTTTGCGAACACCTTATCACTTCGACTTGTCAGTTAGTAAGGTTTAAATTGCCCATTGAATAAGTACACAAATTGAGCGGATTTTTGAACGTTTGGCAACGCGATAAAATTTAGGCATCCCAAGTAGGCACACCGAACGGGATGCGTGTAAGCCCACTGGCAATGAAGCCAGCTGTTACAAGTCAGCACAAAGGGTGAGTACACATTATGAAAGCAAAGAACACTCCAAACCTTTGGCGTGACACTGCGACAAAGCCCAAAGTGGCTGACTGGTCGTATGATCGTACCAAAGTAAAACGTAAATACCACAGTAAGCGAAAGCCTACTGTTGCAGCAAACAAGCCCAAGGTGAAACCACAGGCGAAACCATACAAGACAATAGTCAGCAGCATTACACTCGAAAGCTTAGGGCTTTCGTTCAAGGCAACAGTGCAGCGGAAAGCTACTATCACTGGATAAAGCATATGACTACAATTCAAACAAAGTACGGTGCAATGCACATCTACGAAACCATAGAAGAGCTGGATAGTTTCTCATATGAAGATTGTGTGAACTGGCTAGAATTCAATGATCGCAACGGTTGTTATTCAACGCAAGACCAGTTGGATGAGTTCGGAGATATTTTACCAATATGGGTTATGAAACAAATGATCCTGAGGCAATGTGATTAACCCAAACGAAAGGAAAATATGACTGAATTGAAACGAACAATCGACGCAATCAAAGCAGAGCTTGCATACTGGCAAGGCGAGAAAGAAAGCGATGACGAATCACAAGCGGATTATGCAAGGTGGGAAGCTGCCGAGTGTATGGAAAAACTTGACCGAATCAAAATCGTATCTGGGTACGTGAAAAAGTACAAAGGATATACGAAAGATTAACCCAAAAGAAAGGAAAATATGAACAGCTACAAGACAGAATTATACAAGGTTAGCTTTGGAATAGATGCCCGGCGAGACATCACCGAAGTGACACTGACGAAAATCGGAAGTGAATTCTACGAGAGTTACACAAACTTACCGATACTAGCACACAAGCTTTGCGCACTGATCCAAGAAGGAAGGATGAGCCAAAAGGAAGCATCTAAAACCATTGCCAAAGCAATGATTCACCTAACTAACTAAAGGAAAAATATGAAAATGGATAAAATATTCGGATACTACAGCGAGACCGAAGGGTGGGCGCAGATTTATGATGGATCGAAGCGCACTCCTACCAATACCGTTGTAAATGGTAGGGTTGGCTTTAGCATACCAAAAATATTTGACGGCGAATGTACAAGGGAAACATTCGACCGAATCATAAAAGAACAAAGCCTATGAAAAGAACAATAGCAAAACACAATGATCGTGAGATCACCCGCAACCTGCAAGCCTGGATTGACATTGCAACTCGACAGCAAATGCGAGAGGGCAAGGCGTGGTACAAGGAAGCGCAACAATTCACTCGAAACCTATCCAAGATTCACAAGGTGGATAAGTATATCGTGGCTGCAGTGACAAGCGCACTTAGCCCGAATAACAAGTGGCTGCGCAATAAACTGGACGCAAACGCACTGATATCCGCCTTTATGGAAGGGCGAAGCATCAACAGTTTCAAGGTCTGCACTTATAACGCCAACAAGCGCAAAGCGTGGGCAATAATGACGGACGGCGAAGAGATAGCGGCGAAGAGTCCAAAGACTCACGCCTTTGCAATGAACATAGGAAGGCTCAGTGAGAAGCACGTGACCATCGACAAGTGGCACATAAGGGCTTGCCTATGCAAGCCAAGCGAAGGCATCGTGGACACCACCGAGAGCGTGACGAGCGCACAGTACAGAAGGATCGAAGCAATCACCGCCGGACTGGCAGAGAGAAACAAACTCAAGGCATACCAATTGCAAGCTGTGATATGGGTAGCCATAAAACAAAACTGGAATAGATAATGGAAGAGACAACTACGGATACGATAGAGATAAATGACCGCGATGTGGATGTACGCATCACGTGGGAAGTAGAGCAATGCGAGTGTACAAGTAATTACGGCGAAGGCGAGGTCACTGAAAGGTGGATCGAGGCATTCCCGCTACTCGCTGAACAAATCACAACCACAACCAACGGAATTGAAATTGTGCAGCACGCATACGGATTTGAGGAAGATCCCATCGGGGACTTCGACCTAGCAATTGTGAAAGCAATTGATAATGAAGTAATAACCTACTAAAGAAAGGAACAAAATGAAAAATCCAGGACACGATTACCTAATGAAAGTACAGAATAATGAAGAGGGCTGGACCCTCATTAAGGAAATGCGCAAGCAAACAAAGGCTTGCAACTCCAAGTACAAGATTGTACTCAGGGGTAGCCGACCGCTAACGCCTTGGGGAAATCGAGTCAGTATCACCCTTGACCAAGCGCAGGACATTCGCCTGTACATACGACTGAAGGATTAACCAATAACGAAAGGAATAAAATGGAAAGCATAAAGGAAGTACTAATGGATCGTGATGGAATGAGTGAAGACGAGGCAATCGATCTAATCTCTGACGCACGGAATGACTTCAACTATCACGTAGATCGGGGCGAGTTAGACGCAGCGGAGAACATCTGCTCCGTATGGTTCAACCTTGAGCCGGATTACTTAATCGAATTCTTTTAACCAATAACGAAAGGAATAAAATGACACTACACCAAGAAGATAAAAAATTAGCAGCCGACCTAGCGGAGGCACTAGTCGAGGATAGGATGCCCAAGGGTACAGTATGGGTAGACCGAGAGGACGGCAGCGAGGGCTTTACCGAGCCAGCGCAGGATATGTACAACGAACTGTACGACATCATCTACACTAACCTAACATCCGAGGGCTAAACAATGGAAGCAATGGATATATACCACATACTGGTGGAGGATAGCATCGCAACCCCGGAAGAAATCTCGCTTGTGACCTCGGTCACTAGCTTATACGAAGAAAGTTATCTTGACATCTTGTTCTTGCGAACGGGGTGTCGATCAATAGAAGAATACAAGAAGGACTAAACTATGACAACACACACACTAGAAACAATCAAGGCAAGCACCTGCAAATTAATGCGGGAGGACATCAATGAAGCACTCCAAACTGTCCAAGACAAGTACGGAGTTAGCGCAAGGGTGGAGGGTACAGTTAAGTACGATGCACACACGGCCACTTTCAAGGTGGAAGTGGGCGTAATCCAGGACGGGGAAGTAATGACCAAGGAGCAGCAGTTCCTCAATAAGAACTGGAAGATCATTGGTCTAAGTGACGAGCGTATGCTCAACACTATGCTCCGATGCTCCAAGGGTAAGTTCTACTACCTCCGAGGGTACAAGCAACGTGCATACAAGCGACCCTTCATCATCGAGGATGCCATCACTGGCAAAAAATATATGACTACACCTGCTCACGTTGAGTCAATGGACTTAGCCGACAGTAAAGTTTAACCCATACAAATATGAATAGAGAACAAAAAGAAGTAATTGAATTATTATTCGCTCATTCGGATGAGAAGTATAACTTCTACTTAATCCGTGAGATTGCAGGAATCCTAGGAATAACAGAGGATAAACTTCTATCCGAAGTCAATATAACCCGAACAGAAATATAAATATGAACTACATTATACTAGACATCTCAGACCCTGATCAGTGCAAGACCCTTGCGATCTTGATTAAGAACCTCAACGAACAGCACGTAACATACAAAGTATTCTGGCAGGCTGGCATCAGCACGGACGTGACTGTCGAAATCACCAATGGATACTAACATCAACCGAAATATAAATGTGGATACTACCAAAACAATTAATCACCTCAGCCTATGTTCCGGATACGAAGGAATCGGGCTTGGACTCAGAAGAGTTCTCCCAAATCTGCGAGAGATCGCTTACGTGGAGAGGGAAGGATTCCCTGTCGCGAACCTGGTTGCAAAGATGGAAGAGGGAAAGCTGGATGCAGCACCTGTCTTCACGGACGTTAAGACCTTCCCTTACGGGGAGTTTCGTGGGTGCGTGGACATCCTCTCTGGCGGATTCCCGTGCCAACCATTCAGTGCTGCCGGAAAGCGTAACGGCGTTGAAGATCCGAGACACCTCTTCCCCTACATCGCCAACGGAATCAGAGAGTGCCAACCTCGAATTGTTTTCCTCGAAAACGTTGAAGGAATCATCTCAGCCAAGACAGCAGACGGGGAATCAGTTCTCCAGTATGTCCTCCGAGAGTTGGAAGGCTTGGGTTACCGAGCAACGGCGGGAGTATTCAGTGCGGCTGAAGTCGGCGCACCTCATCAGAGAAAGCGGGTCTACATCTTGGGCTACGCCTCAAGCATTCGATCACGTGAACATCGTGCGGACACCAGAGAAGTTAGCTCAGACCAGAGCGGAGAAGAACGCAGGGTGTATGAACCTCAGGGAGCAAGTGCATTACCCAGAGATGGATCACAGCAGGAAGGCGGCGAAGAACTGGCCAACCGCAACGACGAGAGACCACAAGGGCGGATACGTGGGGGGCAGGATACGCAATGGCAAGGTGTCGATGGACACGCTGGATGTAGCAGTGCAGGCACATACCAAAGGTGGCCTGCTAGACCAAGCGAAGAGCAGTACGAGTGGGAAGAGCCAAGAGTCACATCAGTGGCCGACACCAAGAGCCAACAAAGTTCATCCAGTAATCACCGAGGAGAATCGGCAGCAACTGGCGAACAGGAAGAAGGCGAACTTGGAAGAGGAGATAGCGGGTCACTGCGGCAAGGCACAGGGCAAGCTGAATCCAGACTGGGTCGAGCAACTGATGGGTCTGCCAACAGGGTGGACAGACTTCGCCTTCTCGGAAATGGAGTAGTTCCTGCTACTGCCGCCAAGGCATTTGTCACATTACTGCAACGTCTAAATGACTGAGTATAAAATTGAAACACATCACGACGATATGCCCAAGGGCTACGTTGGAATGACTTACAAGTGGGCGCACGATGAGAAAGAAGCGGTGCGCCTACTTCTCAGGAAGATGCCGGACAAGACGGGAGTATGTGTCTTCAAGCGCGGAGGCACAGGTAAGATACTATCAGTCAAACAGTTATGAATAATTTTTAACTACGGCAACAACTACTCTATTGCCAATGCCCGGCTTGTACTTGATCACGCCATCATCCGTGAGCAGTAGCATCCCCTTGGATGCGCTCACTTCCTTATAAAAAATATCATCACCTTTATTAGCATAGATAGTTTTAATGCTTGCGGTTGCACGAATCAAACCGCTGCCACTCAGCACCTCAACTGCCGCGCTATTAGCGTTGGCTGTTACACTTGATGTAAGTATTAGTCCCACTAGGATTGATAGAATTTTCATCCACCAATAATAAACTAACTTCGGGTCAAATCATATGGAGTGAATCACGTATATTCTCACCTTTGATTCCGTACTAACTAATAACCAATAGATAATAATGAGTAAACGAGCAATCAATGAAGCCCTCCTGGGCGTAATTCAGGGTTTAATAATGAGCGTACTAATATTCTCAGTAATGTACGCTATAGCACACATATCGTCAGCACTTGGTATATAACTACAAGCCTACTATGGCTGCGCCGTAGGCGTTACACACATCGTGTATCGTGCGGATGTAATCCAAGGGTACTGACCTAAAAATAATCCGTCAAGCATATAATTTGTGCTTGCCTTACACCAGGTATCTTACATAAAAGAAACAACACTAACAATAAAAGATTAAAACTATGACACCGGCACAATTCAGAAAAGCATACCACTTCCAAGAGGCCATCGAGAAAGTACAGGAATCTCACGAAGCACTTGAGTGTGGACAACTAATCATCAGGTCAAACGGGGAGGACTTTGACATACACATCCCAAGAACTGATAGGACAAGGATAACCAAGGAGGTTCTAAAGCTCCTCAGTAAGGAGCGAGCTAAACTAAAGGAAGTATTTTCTAACATATAACAAATGAAAACTATGAGACATACAGTACAATTCCACACATACCCGGACGGGGACGCAGAGTTTATGAACAAGGATGAGATTGTCCTTCGATTAACCGAGCGTGGTTCAATCAATGACTGCTACGTAGGTGACCTATCCGATGGTGACCAATACTGTCAGCGACTACAGACTAAGCTACAGAAGCGGACAGCATCTGACATACTTAACTTCATTGCTGACAGGGAGATATGCATCTCCTATGAGTTCGGTCGTGAAGAATCCCAAAACTCTTGGAGTGGCAATGATTACGCTACCGTTAAGCTTTCGGATGCCAGCGGTCAATCACTCACCAAATATCCATACGATAATGCATCAGCATTACGTGAGGCAGTTGAATTTGTTATGGATCAGGAGGAACTATAATGGAATCACCTACAAATAACTACGTCATCGGTCAGTTCTCTGACCTATATGAGAAAGCAATGTCCAACAAGAAGATTATGGATGAAGGCCGCAAGGCTGCTGAATTTTTTAAGAAGCTTGGATGGATGGAGAACGCTCGACTGACTAAGACTGGTCGAGCAACTTACCCAACATACGGAAAGAAAAGAACATAATGGCACACTTCTACACAGCGGAAAGACTTCCCAAATTTTTACCAGAGATCGAGACCCCAGCCCAGGCTGTCAAGGACAAGAAGGCTTGGCCTTCAGTTACTACAGTACTGAGTATCATCAGGGATGAGTTCATTGACTCAATCTTCCAGCCCCAACAGTTGGTCACACTTGCACGTGAGCATCCAGATATGGACTGGCGAGACATCAAGGATATGACCTATGGTTTTCGTAAGCACCCTTGGACTAGTGCTATGATACCAAGCTCCGAGTTCGGTACAGCAGTACACAAGCGCATCGAGGACATCATCAAGGGAGTGGAGGATGATGCTGCTACACCTTGGGATGATTGGGCTATGCCCTTTGTCCATTGGGTGAGTGACAACGAGATCAGTGTAATGGGAACGGAGTACGTCATTGGCAACAGCGATCTTAAAATAGCTGGCAGCGTTGACTTCATCGGAACCGGTAAGGACGGTAAGATATTCCTAGCGGACTACAAGACACGCAAGTGCAAGGGTAAGGGCAATTACTACGGCAAGGACTGCAAGCAGTTAGCAGTTGAAGCTTGGATGCTTCAACAATTACTTGACCTTGATTACCTGCCGGGCTGTATCTCTGTGTGCATCTGCACTGAGACGGCTGAACACTATCACAAGGTCTGGAAGGATCACGATGTGCAATACCATTTGGACGGAGCAATGCTGGCAGCGAAAGTTTACTGGCAGGAACGTATGACCAAAGCAACAAGCTACAAATAACAACAATTAAAATAATAAAACTATGGATACACCAAGTAACAACATAATAGCCATTGCCATTGTATCAATTACAGTAGCAATGTTAGTCGTCCCTCACGCAATAGCTAGGTTCTATCGCCTAAGCCCAAGGGATCGCCTAGTAAAAGATGCGTACAAATCATTCAGCCAAGCGGGAGGTAGGCGCAGACGTTACACTTCGCAGGAGGATAAATTAATTATCAGCAAGATTATCAGCGATGATGAGATGAGTGCCATCCTCCAGCGCAGCAAGAACGCTATTCACGTTCGACGCAATGCACTCATTGATTCCCAATGAAATATGTTAAGCAATCAGAACTAAAGAAATTTAGGGAGGACAACCAACCAAGCGAGTGTCCCATTATCGAGGTAGAGAACCCATCCTGGGTTGTTGATCACGACCATCACAGTGGTCAAATCCGGGGCGTCATTAGCTCCGAGGGCAACACCTACCTAGGTCGGGTAGAGAATGCATTCAGCAGAATGTCATTCACTGCTCGCAAGGTTGGTCTCCCAAAAATGCTTAGGAATATTGCTGACTACCTAACCAAGGAAAACACCAACCTCCTGCACCCCACTGGATACCGCCAACTCTACAAAAGATTTGATCGTATGTCCAAGGGTGACCAGGAACTATTGCTTGCATCCCTTGGGTGCGACACTGATACTCTAAACAATCTCACTAACTCAAAGGAGAGAACCTCCTTGTACAAAACAATAATAAAAAATGACTGAAACAAATGACACCACTACTATAGTTGAGCGATTGCAATCAGTGCAATCCCAACTCAAAGCCCCCAAGGGACAGAAGAATAAATTCGGTAACTATAATTACCGATCAGCGGAGGACATCCTTGAGGCACTCAAGCCCCTGCTTGCCGCAAATGGTCTAGCACTTATCATCACTGATGACATCGTAGAGATTGCTGGACGTGTATACGTCAAGGCAAATGCGTCCGTCATTGATTCCATCGGAGCGCAGATTGGATCCAATGGATTCGCTCGCGAAGCCGAGACAAAGAAAGGAATGGACGATGCCCAGATTACCGGCAGTGCTTCATCCTACGCCAGAAAATATGCATTGAACGGACTCTTTTCGATTGACGATACCAAGGATCCGGATTCAACTAACACTCACGGTAAGGGTAAGACACCCAAGCCACAACAAAACGAAACAGCAAATGCCCTTGAAGGGCTTATCTAATATGACACAATACGACAACACCAATACTGGTGGCCTATGGCCATCCGAGCAGAAGACAGAGAAGCACCCTAACCTTAAGGGTAAGATCAACGTAGACGGTAAAGATTATTACCTGTCCGCCTGGTCAAAGATCGACAAGAACGGTGGAAAGTATTTGTCCCTCGCCGTTGATAAGCCAATTGCAAAGGAGCCATCGCCAGTCGTTACGACCAGTGATGAATCATTGCCGTTCTAATGTTGGCTAACCCCAAATGTGATAAGGAGTGGTGGGAGAGATTCCGCCACGAAGAAGTCCAGTATATTTTAGAATTAACTGGACGCAAGAACTCGGATTACACTGGCGGAGATGGTTGCAATAACCCCTTTGCAAACTTCGATGCCAGCGTAGAGTTCAACGTTGATCCCCTCACCGGGATCTGTGTAAGGATGCAGGACAAATTCCAGAGAGCGAAAGCTTTCTGTGCGGCTGGTTCACTTGAGGTTAATACCGATGGTGATAAGGCAAAGGACATCTTCAGGGACCTTATCGGTTACTCACTGATTGCAATAGGTATGCTGGAACGTTCTGAATAGTAGACAACTCATAATGTAAAAGTGGGGGGCGAGGGTTTTATGGTTACCTTCGTCCCCTTTTTTATGAATCCTAAACGAAAAAAGGAATGAAATGAACGAAGAATTAAATGAGCCACACAATTTAAATGCAGAAGAGGGCTTGATCGCAAGCTGCTGCCTAGCCGATAAGGCTAATGGATACGATACAATATCTCACTTGGTTGAGCCAAGTGACTTTTACTTTCAGAGGAATGAAGTCCTCTACAATAGCGTTGCCAACATAGCAGGACGAGGGGAGGACATCAATGAGGTGTCCCTTATGGAGGACCTTAAAAAGTCCTCCTCCCTTGACGCTGTCGGCGGCGTTGCCGGAATAATGGCGGTGATGAGTCGAGTAGACAACCCGATGTCCATTAAATACTTTGCGAATATCGTGAAGGAGAAGGCTCAGTTACGGATGATCATCCGCAAGTGCCGCACCTCAGAGGAGGAGGCACGATCCGAAGCCAAGGATGCTAACAGTATCCGAGCAGAGCTTGAGTGCGATATGATCTCCATCGATGATCAAGATCGTACGACCACTGACCTACGTACGTCCGTTGATATCCTCCGGGATGACTACGAGAAGATGCTGACAGGTGAGTACATCAGTGAAGTAGTGAAGACCGAGATCCCCCACTTGGATGAGAAGCTCGGCAATGGTGGCGTGGCTCCAGGTGAGGTGATGGTAATTGCTGCACCAACTTCCTGTGGTAAGTCACAGCTTGCCCTCAACATAGCACTACGTGCTGCTATGAACGCAGGTGTTAGCTCCGCTATTGTCTCACTGGAGATGCCGCAGAAGCAGGTTACACAGCGATTAGTACAGTGCCTGTCTCAGGTGAACGTCAACCTGATTAGGGATCGAGTAGCCAGCAAGAAGCAGATGAAGAGTGTCAATGATGCACTGGACACCATCGGTAGCTTAAGCATCAAGAGTATCCACAGCGTTAAGAGCGTACAGGATATGGCATCCCAAGTACGTACGCTGGTACGTACGGACAACATTAAGATGCTGATCATTGACTACTTGCAGCTTATGCCATTTGGCAATGGGCGTATGTCAAAGAATGATGCCATCGCTGACGTGTCCCACAAGATCAAGCAGCTCGCACTTGAACTGAACATACCGGTCTTACTCCTGTGTCAAGTAGGGCGAGAGGGAGCCAAGCGTGATGGCGGGCTAAAACTTTATGACCTAAAGGATTCCGGGGACATCGAGAATGATGCCGATGTGGTTCTACTTATGTGGCCAAAAGAAGGTGACGTGGATTCATCAAGAATGGTTGACAACCACGGACCCTATGTTGCAATGCAATATAACGTAGCGAAGAACCGAGAGGGAGACCGAGACGTGAAGGGAATATTCAAGTTCCGAAATACAATTGGACGATTTTATTAAAGAGTAAGTTAGGTAGTCGGGCTATTAAGATGTCCGTTGGATTGTTCATTCCATTTCAACCACCTAGCTTACCATATTTTTATACACAACTGTACACAACTGTACACAACTGTACACAACTGCACACAACTATGAAGGCTAGTAAAATTATAGAGAAGCTTTCACTACGATACCCACATATGGGTTGCCCAATTGAGTCCGAGGATCAGTTCAGTACATTTGACTTTGAGAGTGAGCACTACCTCATAGAGGTTAAGTCCAGACGCAAGAGGTACGACCCTTGGCTCATTGAGAAGCATAAGGTTGACTCCAATGTGTTAGCCACGGGCGACACAGGCAAGGAGGTACTCTATGTCACTGAGTACGAGGGTACTGCGTACATCTGGAACATATCCAGAATGCTAGTAAAGGAGTACGACTTCAAGTGGACTCAAAAGAATATGCCCAAGACTACTGATTTTAGTAACAACCGTTGGGTAAAGAAGGATGTGGGCTACGTTAGCGAGTCCGCAGCTACTATTATTACACTGTAATTAATAGGTCACCGTTGTGATTCAATCTTGACTTCGCCACTTTTGAATTAATAATCTCATAAAACCACCTCTAAAGGTTTAAGGGCGTAATCGGAGTAATCTGATGCGCCCTTTTTTTTGGCGAGATTGCTATCTGTAGATGCTCTTGAAGTTTCGGTACTCCTCCATCTTCTCTATTACGGAATCAGTCAGGACACCTCGTTGATTCTGAATGAACAAATATTCCTCAAGTTTTTCGGGGGGCATTTTTTCAATCCGATCCAAGAAGAACTGAGCCTTAGCGGAGATACCCAATCGCTTGACCTTTTGATCAGCGGATGTAAGACCAGCGGATAAATCCTCCGCCTTGTTGACAACGTACTTAAAGATACGCTCCCCTATCTCTGGATTGGACTCTATCGCATCCCTAAGAATCAACTCTCTCTCCTCAGCCGGAACAGATTTCATCTTGCGGAAGGTACTTGACCCAATCCTAGATGCCTTCTGCTGTTGGGTTCTGTCCGCCTTATCCAAGTGGTCAAGGAACACTGCGTCATAATTCCTAGCCTCAAAAGATTCCCTTGAGCTAGTACCAAAGAACCTGCGAACAATCGGAAAGTCCTGAGGCTTCCANGGCTCCTTGTTGTACATCTTGGATGTAACGTTGAATAATTTTTCAACGGTCTTACCTGGTCCACCAACCCAAGTTTGGTAGAAGTATTTTAAATTTTCTGGTGATACCTCGTATCCCATATTTTCAAGCTGCTCCGCGAAGGAGATAGCCATCTCGCCGCCACGTGTGTCCATAGTCCAGGGGTAAACCTTTTCTACTTCACTAATGTTCTTCGTCAGTAGCCACTCTGGCTTAATGTCACGACCAAGTCCATCCTTGTTGCTCGCTAGTTCAGTCCAAGGTCTTAATATCGTTGGCCACAGGGATCCACCCATAGGGTTGTATCCGTCAATGAATGAATTACCAAGCTCAAGTGCTTCCTGAGTCTTGGTGCGATCCATTTCGGATGGGGATGGCTCAATCCCCATTAACCCCTGTTGAATAACTTTCTTTTGCGTGTAGTCAGCAAGCTTTTTAAATGGGGCGATCGAGTAACCAATTGGAATGTGGAACGCATTTATGGTTCCGTCCTCGTTTACACCCTTAACAATGGTGAAACTCTTGTCCGTCTTCCAGCTACTTCCATTCGATGACTGAAGTTTCTCGCGCCATTCGGGGTCAATACTTTGATTGTATAAGTCAAGTGCCAAGCTTGTGCCTGTTAGTGCAGTGGCTGTAAGTGAGGCAAGCTTTTTATTTCGGGTAACGGATCTCAAGAAATTCCTAGATCCTTGTATTGCCGGATTAGCAAATAAATATAGTGCTCGCATTTTATCCCCCTGCGACCCCTTCATAAGTGGGTCAAAGGAACTGTCACGAGCGGCAAGTGCCGCTTGCTTGCGGGTCATACCGCTATCAATGCCATTCCGGTACACGTTGAATCGAGTGGAGTCCTCAATGACGGAATTAATTTTATCCATCAGCTTAATGCTGTCACGAAGCCTAGAGGTGCTGGGCTGATCCATTCTCTTTTGCAGTTCACCAATGGTTTCCTCAATGCTTTTAATTGTTGATGAACCAAGGTTTCCAGTGCTTGCACCATCTTGGACAAACTGTTTATAGAGTGCGTCCTGCTTTGCTATGTTTGCATTGGAGGATATACCACCCTTCGATGCCTTTCCGAATAGGTTACGAGTAATAGTTCTTATGTCCCCAATGGGGTTAAGTGTCTTGATTGCCTTACCCGCGCTCATCTTAGAGGCTGCATTAACAACAGCCTCTGATCTATCCCGAAATAAATTGGGTATCATAAACTCCGGGTTAAAGCGAGTATACATAGAACCGATGAATCGGTTGTATCCCATTGCAACCTTCATTACTGTACCCAAGGTTTCCCGATTTGTTCCGCGCATAATTTGCGCCATACGGGGATCCTTGAACTGAATGGAATACTTCTCACCATTCTTGAAGACTTCAACCACACCATCCCTGTCAACACCCTTGACATCCTTTTTCTTAGCAACTGTTGCTATTTCCCCAGCGGCTTGTCTATTTTTGCTACTCTCAATGAGCTTCATAAAGGACAGATTAGCCTGATTCCTTTCAGCTATACGAATAGCAGTGGAAAGATTCCCAATAATATTTACACCAATATCATCTACGTCCCTAGATGATCCAACGGCGGAGTATTTACCTGGGGCAAACTTCCCGTCTTCATCCATAATACGATTTAACGGAACGTAATCAGGATATTGCTTTCGGAGCTTACGCATATCCTTAGTGCTCACAATTCCACCCTCGTGCAGGGTGTCGAGAATCCTTCTGGATAGATCCCTGCGACTATCGATCACATTTTTCAATGATGAGTTCATTCCTGCGTCATCAAATGATTTTATGATGGATAGTGCCTCATCATTAGAGATTCCGGCGGGGAAACCCTCACCAGTGTAACTATTTTGTTTTGCCTTATTAAAGGACAGTGCGTGTTTTGCGTATAAATATTTGTTGATAGAATTAGACAACTGAGCCGGAGGAACCCCCATTTCGTCAGCCTTGGAGACTAGGAATTTAGAATCCAGATCTATGATATTATCAATCTCTGCGTTGCGAGCATTTATTTTACCCTCAGCTAGGCGACTATTAAGATTGTAGTCCATTGAGTCCCCGTCTACTTCAAGTACACCCCTCTTGTATCTTAATTGACCACCAGCGGATGTCTTCTGTAGCTCGTATAGCCTAGCCTGTTCATCGAGAAGGCTTTCCTTTAGGGTCATACGAAGATCTGAGTACTGCGCTCTGACCTGATCCCCGTGTTCCTTTGCATTTTTCATCGCAGTACCAACCAGTATCTCTGCATCTGGATCGCCCAGCTTGAACGCATCATCGAGATCATTTCGACCAACACCAGAAAACTTACGGTAGGCTTTCTCAAGACTCGCACCCGCTGCACCTAGACCAAAGCCAAGGGTAGCACCGCGAACACCAGCACTCTCAAGCTCCTCAAGCGTAGGTAACCTTTCTTCGCTGATGGATGTCTCAATGACCTTTCCTCCAGTAGTCATACCAGCACCAATACCACCTTGAAAAACTCCTTGATTAATAGCTTGGTTTTTAAATAGCTTAAAGGCTTTTGGAACTGGGATAATATTTAGCAGGGAATCAGCGACAACTTCACCATAGTTGATGTCGTCCCCAAGCATCTTCTGGCGAGTGTACGATCCCATTGCCCCCGATCCGAGGCCACCAAGAATCCATCCTACTCCAGTACCAATGCCCGGAAGGAGGGCTGTACCTGCTGCCGTAGCAGTAAGCCTACCACCTTCGGAGATAGCAATGTCAGCAGCTAATGCAGTGGCTTGATCAGCCATTCCGGGATCCTCCCTGTCACGGTCAGCCTCTGGGGCTACAAACCCAACGGGATCACGGTCAGCTTCTGGGGCTACAAACCCAACGGGATCACGGTCAGCTTCTGGGGCAATAAATCCAACAGGATCACGGTCAGCTTCTGGGGCAATAAATCCAGCTTGATCGCGGTCAGCCTCTGGTGCGATGAATGCCATTATTATGGTTTTGTTGCTTTATTGCCTTGGGAGTCAATGTATCGATCTCCCGATTCTAGCTCGGCGAAGTCCGCGTCAGTTAAAACTGTTGGAAGGTCACTATCAATGTCACCGCTTATAAAATTGTTGAAGCCAGTACCCTTGCCCTTATCCTTTGGAGCGAGTCCAAGTATTTGAGCTATGTATTGGCTCCTCTTACTTTTGTCGCCACCACCATTAGCAATGAAGTCATCCACTGTAGATTGCGCTGTCTCATATGCTGAAGGTTCCACCTTTTGAAATTCTGCCAATCTAGCTTGCATATATCGATTCCGCAACTCATCCTCCTGTTTCTGCTGGGTGGATTTATTGCTTTCTTCGTAGCCAGAAATGCCCCCCATTTTTTTGCCTTGAGTGCTAACCTCCCACTGAGATAATCGTTGCCGTTGGTCTGCGGATCGCTGTTGAGCGGGAGTATTGAGTGCTTCTCGCACATCACGGGGTACATTCTGACTGGCAACTGGATCAAAGAATTCAGAACCTTCTTGTGGTGCGCCACCTCCCGATCCGCCCCTTTGACTTCCTCGGTTTGCCCAATCGTAAGCGGCACGTTGATCACGCTCTGCTGCTGCCTTTTCATATCCTGAATATGCTTGCTCACGTGTCTGGGAACCACCGGGAATCATACGACCTTGTGCATCAGTACGCAAACCAGATACACCCTCGGTTCCATTTGGAGCATTTAGGTATTCGGATAGTGTGCGACCACCAAGGCGAGCGCGAGTTTCATCCCGCCCCATTGGACGTGGAGTTTGAGTTGGCTGGCCAAGTTCAGCCATATTGCTTTGGAAGGCATTGTACTGTTCAGGTGTAAGTTCTCGGCGTTGACCGAACTCATCCTCCTGAATGTATTTCCCATTTGAGATGAAGGTCGATCGAGGTGTGAACGATGAGGAAGCGTTTGCTTCTCCAAGTGATTCAGCCGTCTGCTGAAAAGGAGTGGTAAGATCTCTATTGATGCCCCTAGCCGCAAGTTCCGCCTCTACTCCCCGTAGATCATCGACATTGCCCAGAGCCTGTAGCGACTTCGCGATGTCCATCTGTCTATCTTGATAGTCCTGTACAAACTGAGCACTGTTAGCTTGATCAGCTCCCTGAATGGAGGTGATTTGTGATAGTTCTTCGGGTGTGTACGTAGCATCTGGTCCACGCGCTTGCGTTTGGAGAATGACATCTTCAACCGTTGGTCCAGGTATGAATGGTTCCCGACCGAAGTTAGCATCAACACCTAGGTCGATCCTTACCTGGTTTGCGTCCTCTCCTGCTGCAACCCTGCTATTAAATATATCAAGTTGGGTAGGTTGAGCGACTTGGCTTGGCTGAGAGACTTGGCTTGTCCGTCCGGTGGGGGAATTGAAGTATCCTCCTGTTGAGAATAAACCTAGGTTATCTGACCCTGCTTGTTCTGTTGGTACTACTGTTGTTACTGGCTGAATATCTTGGGGCTGTTCTGCTGGAGGATATACATTTCCAGCCGCGGAATCTTCTCTCCGTGCGTTATCCGCATTTACTACGTCAGCGTAATTATTTCCAGTGGTCTTGGCTCCACCAGTGAACAATGAAACTCCGTTCAGTACCCCCGTTCCATCAGACATAAATTCAACCTCACGATTTGATGGATCCAATTCGCGTATTGATGTATCCGCAGTTCCAAGTCTAGCTGCTGCTACTGCCGGATCCTCACCCGCATCAACCGCACTATTATATGCCCCCCTCACTGAACTGTCACCTGTTGGAGTCGGCATTGTGGCTGCTGTGAGGAATGAGCCCGCCAGCCTACTCAAAAGACCAGCATTCGACCCCCCAAGAATGTTATTGGGTGTTATCTTTTTTGGGGTTAGGCTCTTTGCTTTTTGACTGCTAAAAACGTTTGGTTTAACACGACCTTTAACCTCTGGATTTACTCCACCAGCGGGAAGGTTACTGCCAAAGACCGAACTCGGAGTTTGAAATGACCCCTTGGGTGTACCCGTCACCGCTGGATTTACTCCTCCAGCCGGAAGGTTCTGACCTATGATCGCTGGGTTGAATGCTGCCCTCTGTGCGGCTCTAGTAGCTGCGTCCTGTGCGGCTACCTTCTGGGCAAATGACGATAGTACTTGGGATGTCGCTGGTGCGCCGCCAGTCTGAGAGGCTACAAAGCCACCACCTAGTCCTAGTCCGCCTATCAGCATAGGATTGGTATCCATCTCTTGTTTGTTGCCGGTCGGTTGAGATCCCATTAGGGGGTCAGCGGCTTGAGCATTTAAAAATTGTTCGTATGGGTCCATAATGTATTATATCATAAGGGTTACTATACTACCCTTGTTTCAATTGATGCTGATGAGTTAGGGATTGGGGAACCTGGTATAGCAGTTGGTTGCGCCGATGCTCCCAGCCAAAGAACTTTTGGGCAAACTGTTGCGGGTAAGGTTACTGTTTGAGTGATTGTCGCTAGTTTGGAGTCGAAGAAAGTAGATATTTCTGACCCATCAGCACCATATAATACTGCCTTGAGGACTTTCTTCTGACCACCATATGTACCGGCATCTGCCTCCATAGTAATTTGTACACTTACATCTTCTGTTGAAACGTAAGCGTAAATTGCCCTGAGAACGGTTTGCCCACCTTGAGCTGATCCAGTATGAGCAACCCACCCAGATGTGTCACGTTGAATACCATTGGTAGTTACTGGTGGATCACCTACTGTTTTTGTGAAGAAGTATTTCCAGTTCCAAGAGCTAGTGTCCGTATGCGCACAGTTCATTGGTAAGTTAAGTGTCCCGCCGGTTGGAGTGGTGTACGGCACTTGACATAGGTATCGAAGGATTGCCATTCTTATGGAGTTGCATCCCTTAGCAACGCTTGCTTGCTTACTGGACTATTGTTTTCGCAAATCTCAATATCCGTGATAGGCCAATTTGGGAAATCGTTAGTGTCAGTTGGACCAGCCTCATTACCAGTGACTCTCACTAGAGGATACACTGTGTAGGTAGTCCCATCTGGATGAATATAATCAACCTTCCTGTAACCAATATCGTAGTCTTGGCCTGTAGCTGTTGCGGCTGGCTCATTCTGGGCAACAAGGAAATGAGTTCGTTTGCCGTATCCAGTTATAGAGTCTACCCAGACTATTTCCCTTCTTGCGGTTGCACCAGGAGTATAGCTTAGAGCACTAATAGAACCGTATGTACCATCTGCCATCATTACTACAATATCTTCAGCGGCGGCCAACTGAGTTTCAATTGCTGTTACTCTAGCATTAAGCGCAACTGCGTCTGCTAGAACTGAAATTACCTCTGCTTGAATATCATCTATTAGTCCATTAACAACATCTATGGCATCACTGAGACTGCCTACATCTGCAAACAGCGCGGCAATGTCAGCAAGGATGCCTTGAATCAACGCTTCAAGTGCCGCAATTCTAGCCTCAAGTTCGGCAAGTAGTCCCTCTAGGAGTTCCTCTATCTCCTCGAAGAGTGCCTGTAAACCAGCGACTATCCCACCGAAGACCCCTTCTAATACTCCTTCAGCAAGGCTGGCAATTACCTGTTGTAAGAATGCGAGAATATATCCAAGTATCGTATCTACTAAAGCACTAACATCAGGTGCTGGAATTGTTGTGATTGCTACAAATGACTTTACCACGTCTTCACCATCAACTTCTGCAGTAACATTAAACTCTACTCTAAATATTAAATTGCCATCTGGTGAAGCTTGACCTGGGCCGCCACTTTCTTTTTCAAAAATAGTATAAACAATTCCGAATTCTTGAGTGTATACATAGTCCCCATTTTGAGGAAACTCTCCTAGATTATTGAAGTGACCAGATAGGGATGAAGCTATTCCAGCGAAATCATTAAGTAAGGAATCTATTTGATCTTGAATACTACTTACTACTCCGGACATACCGCTAAATAAACCCTCTACGGCAGAATAGATTGACGGGGGTGAACCTGAC